CCGCCAACGTGATTTAATCGACGGCGGTGATAACCCCCCTAAGTTTTCTGTAATGATTGACCTTGGTGCCTATGCAACGTCAACGCCTGCAGACGACACCCACGAGGTAGACTTCAAACGTTACCACGCAGATTTAGATGCTATTAATGCCACATCAGGAGATGCTTTCCTTGATAAGTGTTATGCTTGGGTTATGGCTCAAGACGATATGGTAGGAAGCACGGCTGTTTGATGCGTAAAGCTCAAATGGCTGTTTGTTAAAAAGGAGACTAAAATGACCGAGAAAAAAACAAACGTCGTTACAGTCAATGAAAAAGAATATAACATTGATGCGATGACGGACGAGCAAAAATTGTTGCTTAGTCACGTTCAAGACTTGGAGCGTAAAATTGGGAACACCGAGTTTAATATGGACCAATTAAGGATGGGTCGTGAAGCAGTGCTTCACCGTTTTATTGCCGCCCTCGAAACTCCAAAACCTAAAAAAGAAGATAATATATTGTCTGATACGTCACCCCTACCTACCCTAAATGACAATGTGTCCGGAGTAGCTAACTAGATGTTAGGCTTCCTCCCCCTTACAGGCGCACCACTAGCGTCTACATTTGAGCAAAACATTGCTCGTATATCGGGGGTGGAAGCCACCACTGCACTAGGCTCTATTACCGTAAAAGGTACAGCCTTAATAGAACCCTCCGGTTTAGAGGCTACGGGTGGTATTGGTTCTGTTACTGTTACAGGCGATGCTAGCTTTACCCTTACCGGAGTGGAGGCCACAGGTGCAGTAGGCGATGTGACTATAGTCGCTGATGGCAACATTCTGCTGGTTGGTCTATCAGCAACAACCGCGTTGGGCACAGTTAGTATAACAGGTGCTGCAACGGTAATACCCACGGGCCTTGAGTTAGCTAGTGCTATAGGTAGTGTGTTAGTCGCAGCAGACGCCAATGTGGGGGCCACCGGAGTTCAAGCTACAGGGGCTATCGGTAGTGTAGATGTCGCTACCAATGTAGTTTTGCAGGTGGTTGGAAACCGTGCTACACTTACACTTGGCGACATAGACGTAGCTATCAACATGCGCGTGCAGGTAACAAGCGTGACCGCTACCTCAGAACTAGGTAGACTGCTCGTATGGCAAGATATAGATGATTCACAGACACCCAACTGGGTAGACGTGTACGACAAACAGTGAGGCTAGTATGACAACATATACACCACTATTAAAATTAGCTCTCCCTGTGCAGGGTGCTTTGGATGGTACATGGGGGGATACAGTTAACAACAGTATAACCTCTATGGTGGATGAAGCCGTAGCTGGTAGAGTAGTTATAAATTCTTGGTCTGGTAACTCGCACACACTTACAACCGCTAATGGGGCTACAGCAGAATCTCGTGCAGCCATACTGGAGTTTACTGATACAGGCACAGCTTTAACGGGTAACGCTACAGTAATATGCCCATCCACATCAAAACTATACGCAGTAAAAAACTCGGTAGGTAACTCACGGTCTGTGACTGTTACTACAAGTGGGGGTACTGGTATCTCTGTACCTAACGGGGCTACAACTATTTTGTTTTGTGACGGCACTAACGTTGTCGAGGCTGTAACTAATACCAACACGCTATCTGTAAACGGCAAAACTATATCCCTAGCGGGAAATTTAACGACTGCTGGTGCGTACGCGTTGACCCTCACGTCCACAGGCGCGACTAACGTAACGCTACCAACAACGGGAACAATTAGTACGCTGGCTGGTACTGAGACACTAACCAATAAAACATTAACCGCACCTACAATAAACGGTGGCGCTATAACGGGAATAACCGATCTAGCCGTTGCGGATGGTGGTACAGGAGCGTCTAATGCGTCAGATGCAAGAACTAACCTCGGTGCGCTGGCTAATGTTGTTGAAGATACCACTCCGCAACTTGGCGGGGATTTAGATGTTAATGGTAATAATGTAACGTTTGGTGCAACTAACATCGCGCAGTTTGGTTCTGGTAATGAATTACAGCTATACCAAGATGGGCAAGCATATATTAAGAACGCTACATCTAACCTTAATATCCAATCGGACGCCATTAATCTGCAGTCTATTACAGGCACGGAAAACATGGTTACGGGCGCAGTAAATGGCGCGGTTACTCTATTTTACGACAACGGCGCACGAATAGCTACAAGTTCAGGCGGGGTCACAGTAACCGGAAATATCGCGGTAACGGGTACTGTAGATGGTCGTGATTTGCAGGTTAATTTACCCGCAGCTTTAGGCACCGCAGGGCAGAATCTTACCGTTAACGCCGCAGGCAACGCTGCGGAATGGGCTGACGCTACTATTGAGGGGCGCTACATACTAACTGCTACTACGTCTAACGCTACACAAACTATTGCTACAACAGATGGTGGCGCAGGGTCTACAAGCAATCAAGTATTTCTAGCCGCAAGTTCCGCTATTACTTTTACTGGTACAGCAATAGTGCGAGAACAATCCTCTGCTGGCACTGATGTATCTGCTTGGGATGTAAAAGGTGTAGCACGTAGAGAGGCTTCAGGTAACGCCGTCATCGTTCAAAGCGATCTTACCGCCCGTACAAATACGTCTGGGTATGGGTTAGCCATAGCGGCCTCTACCTCCGATGCAGGAGCGCTAGAGGTTTCTGTAACGGGCGCAGCCAGCACTAACCTAAAATGGGTTATTGATATACAAACTACAGATGTGGATTACGCCTAATGGATAAAAGAACCGTGCACTCCGCACATCAACGTATTGATGGATTGGAGAAAGAAATCGTGGCTATTAAAACTGAGATGGATATACAGTTTAAAGACTTGTTTAACCGCGTCAAACGCCTTGAGGCTATCCTAATTGGGGCTAGCGCTTTTATTATTGCCCTTCTTTTGCGCATGAATATGATGGCCTAATGTTCTGTTCGCTCACTGCAATGTTAGTGGGTGTTTATACTTACGGCGGGTTATACACCGCCTGCGTTTATAGATGCCCTAGAGAGGTATCTCACTTCTATTATCATTACCCCCACGTCATACGTGTGCCTTACAATAGTGGATGCCCTGTCTGGGCCAAGGTAGGTGAACGTGTATGATAGATCCATTTACAGCACTAGCGGCGGTAAAATCTGCTGTTTCTGCGGGTAAGGAACTCGTCAACGTCACTAAGCAAATTGGTGAATTTTTTGACGGTGTGGACGATTTACGCGCTGCCCATGAGAAAAAGAAGAATAGTCTTTTTTCTGGTTCAGACGAAAACGCTATGGAAACTTTTGTAAACTTACAAAGGGCAAAGGATGCAGAAGAAGAACTACGTCAAATCGTGATTGCAACCAGAGGTTTTTCGGCTTGGGGTGAATTGCAAGCTATACGTGTACAAGCTAGGAAAGACCGCAAGGCAAAAGCAGAAGCAGAGCGGAAGCGCAAAGCAAAGATGGTTGAGCGCATTATTGTTTATGGCGGAGCTATTATTATTGTTTCGATTATGCTCGGGATCACTGTTGTTATAATTTTGGCTAAACAGGGGCGTATATAATGGCTGATGGTGTATCAGGAGTGGGTAATGCGCCATTTAATGTGGGTAGCAATATCCATGAACAAACGCGTGCACGCGAGCGCATAGAAACTCACCTTGTAGAACAGCGTGTGCAAAAGGAACATAGGAACAACCACAAGCACCTAGAAGACATAACAAAGCAACAGTTGGAATTATCGCAAAGCTATGATAGGTTCGGACGCAAGACCAATGCGGACAGGCCGCAAGGAACGAAGTTAAACATAGAGGTGTAACATGGCGAATACCTTTGAAAAGATTTTGCAATACAAGCTCATGCCACGTTTTATGATGGTTGTTATGACGATTATGTATATCCGTGTTATCGAGTGGGGGATGAGTTTGGATGACTTATCAACACAGCAATCTGCGATGATTTCAGTGGTCAGTGGAGCTATGACGGGTACGATAGCTGTGTGGTTGGGGTCTGAGAAATGAGTATTTTCACCGCTGCATTAGGACCGATAGCCAACCTTGCAGGGTCTTGGTTACAAGGCAAAGCTGATAAAAACGCCGCTGCAGCAGAACTAAAGTTAACCGAAGCCAAGGCAAAAGCCCAAATACTTTTGTCTGAGAAGACCAGCGTTGCTGACTGGGAACGCATCATGGCAGAGGGTGCCAAGTCTAGCTGGAAAGACGAGTGGTTCGTTGTAATCCTGTCTATCCCATTGATTTTATGCTGGATTCCGGGCGCGGAAGGTTGGGTTGACCGTGGGTTTGCGCAGCTTTCCAAAGCTCCGGACTGGTATTTTTACAGCCTTGGAATTGCAATTTCAGCCAGTTTTGGTGTGCGCGGGGCACAGGCATTTTTTAAGAGGAAGTGACATGAGTTTTAAATTAAGTCAGCGTAGTTTAGACCGTATAGAAGGTATAGATGAAGAACTATATACCTTAGTCCGTACGGCAATACATAACACGCCATATGATTTTGGTATTCCGCATCTTGGTGGGTTAAGAACCATAGAAGAGCAACGTACCTTAGTAGAGTCTGGGGCATCAAAGACCATGAAGAGTAAGCATCTGGATGGAATGGCTTTTGATTTTATGGTGTTTTTAGGTCCAAAAGTTTGTTGGGAGCTTCGGTTCTATGATGATGTAGGTGACGCGATTGTGAAGACCGCTAGGGACATGGGCATCAAGCAACTTAAATGGGGAGGGGCTTGGCACATTGATAATATACTAGAGTGGGATGGCACAATGCTAGATGCATATAATGACTACGTGGATGTTCGCCGCAAGCAAGGTCGTACGCCTTTTGTAGACATGCCCCACTTTCAAAAAGGATAAACTCATGCGTGTAGAAAATGAATCTAAAACTTTAGAAAACGGTGCTGTAGATCCTGCGCATGTAATACATCAAGTGTGTGCTGCGTGCGGGTACGACCTAGATGAAGCAGAGTTAGCTGCAGATACCTGCGCTGATTGTGAAGCACCGCTTAACCTAAAACAACATGTAGCCATAAGCGTTACTACGTTCCCCCCAGTATTCGCTGAAACATCATAGGTGCAACATGCCGTTCCAAAAACTTCTTTTTAAAGCGGGTATTAACGACGAACGTACAAGCTATTCTTCGGAAAGTGGTTGGTACGAAGGTGATAAAGTGCGTTTTCGCCAAGGGTTCCCCGAAAAAATAGGTGGTTGGAACAGGATATCTACGTCTACATTCCAAGGTGTATGTCGTTCGTTGTGGAACTGGGTCACCCTAGCAGGGTTTAACCTTGTGGGGGTTGGCACCAACTTAAAGTTTTATTTAGAACAGGGCGGCGCGTATAACGACATAACCCCCATCCGTGCTACTACGACCAACGCGGCCACTTTTGCAGCCACTAACGGTAGCACCACCATAACAGTAACAGATAATAGCCACGGTGCATCTGTTAATGACTTTGTTACTTTTAGCGGCGCAGCTTCGTTAGGTGGCAATATAACCGCTACCATACTAAACGCAGAGCACCAGATAACGGAAATAACCAGCGGTAACACATACACTATAACGGTATCTGCTACGGCTAATAGCTCAGACACAGGAAACGGTGGGGGTTCAGTAACCGCGGCATACCAAATAACTACAGGTCAAGCGTCAGTTGTACCCCTCACAGGTTGGGGCGCTGGTACTTGGGGTGGAGGTACTTGGGGTAACGGCCTTGCTTCTAACGAGGCTATACGACTTTGGAGCCAATCAAACTTTGGTGAAGACCTGTTGTTCGCTGTTCGCGGCGGCTCCATATATTACTGGGATGCTACAAACGGAGTATCGAGTCGTGGTGTAGAGTTATCCTCACTAGGTGGCGCATCAGACGTACCAACTGTACAAAACTTGCTTTTGGTATCTGATATTAACAGATTTGTGTTTTGTTTTGGATGCAATAACCAAGGCAGCGCTACACAAGACCCCATGCTCGTGCGGTGGTCAGACCAAGAAAGTGCGGTAAACTGGACCCCTGCATCTACGAACCAAGCAGGTGGACTTAACTTATCTCGTGGAACCGAGATTGTAGCCGCCAAACAGGCCCGTCAGGAGGTTCTAGTTTGGTCTGACTCTGCGCTGTATTCTATGCAGTATGTGGGAGCGCCTGCAGTATGGGGTGCACAGCTTGTTGGGGATAACATATCTATTGCTTCTCAAAACAGTGTAGCCTTCGCTAACGGTGTTGCTTACTGGATGGGTAAAGATAAGTTTTATAAGTATGATGGTCGTACACAGCCGCTACGGTGCGATGTAAAGCGCCACATATTTAATGATATAAACACATTACAGTATGACCAGTTTTTTGCGGGTACAAGTGAAGCGTTCCATGAAATTTGGTGGTTCTACTGTTCCACAGGGCAAACAAATATTGATCGTTACGCCATATATAACTACCTAGAAGACACTTGGTACTACGGTTCTTTAGGGCGCACAGCGTGGTTAGACTCCGGTCTTAGGAATTTTCCACTTGCAGCTACCTACTCGAATAACTTGGTCAACCATGAAGATGGTATTGATGATAACGAGACGGGGGCCAACTCAGCAATTACAGCCAGCATATCCTCGTCACAGTTTGATATTGGTGATGGGAACAGGTTTGGGTTAGTGAGCCGCGTGCTGCCAGATATGACTTTTGAAGGCTCTACGACAGGCGCACCCGCAGCCACTCTTACACTGCAGCCTATGGCAAACTCAGGATCAGGGTATAATACCCCGTTATCTGAAAGCGGGAATAGTAGTGGTACTGTAACACGCAATGCTACGGCCCCAATAGAACAGTTTACTGACGAGTTGTACGTACGTGTTCGCGGACGCCAGATGGTGCTAAAAGTAGAATCTACAGCACAAGGAGTTATGTGGCAGTTGGGTACACCACGTTTAGATACTAGGCCAGATGGACGGCGCTAATGGCTAACGAGATTGACCAAGTTGACCCACCTGCGCTGCCGCTAGCACCTACTGTGTATGACAGGCCATTTACGGATCAGCAAAGTAACGTTTTACGTTTGTTTTTTAGACGCCTCACCAACGTACTTACAACGTTAACGTCTACGGATGTTGGGGGTAAATTTTTGTATAACCCTTGTGCAGCGTTCTATAGTACGCAGGACCAAACAGCTTCGTCTACGAACACAGGGTACGCAGTTACATTTAACAATACTTCATATAGCAGTGCAATCACACTATCAAACAACAGCAGAATAAACGTACAAAACCCCGGTATATACAAGTTTGACGTTACACT